TTTTAAAGGCTCGTCAGGTGGGAATATCTTGGACGATCAGTGCTTATGTGGCTTGGTTGTTCTTGTTTCGGAGCGGTGCCCAGATCATGGAGCTATCGAAGGGGGAGTTAGAAGCTCAGGACCTATTGTCGAAGGCCAAGTTCATCTACAAGAGTTTGCCTCCGATCTGGTTAGAGACTATTGGGCAGGACAGTGGGGGTAGCTTTACGGTTAAGGGTGAGGGTGGTTCCCGGATAGTGGCGCTTCCGTCTACGGAGGATGCGGGCAGGGGTCCTGCCGTCACGCTTGTTGTCCAAGACGAGGCTGAGTTCCATAAATACATGGACAAGAACTATCTGGCGGTGAAGCCGACCATCGACGCTGGAGGCCAGATGATCATGGTTTCCACTGTCAACAAACGCAAGTCGGTCTCGTTGTTCAAGAACGTCTACCGGGGCTCTCCGGGAAACGGTTGGGTCACGTTCTTCATCCCGTGGACCTCTCGACCGGGACGGGACAAGAAGTGGTATCAGAGAACCAAAGAGGAGGCCGGAGATCTCCCCGAGGCCCAGGAGATGGGGATAGACCTGTACATGGAGCAGGAGTATCCCACTTCTGCCGATGAGGCTCTGGCTCCTGCGCGTGCGATGTCGGTATTTAACCAGGACGTGCTTCACCAGATGGAGCAGGACTGCAAGAAGCCCGTAACGCGGAGGGGCCCCATCAACATCTACCAGAACTTTCAGCACCGCAAGCGTTACACTGCGGGCTCCGATACGGGTCACGGAGTTGGACGGGACTACTCCGTAACGGTGATAATAGATTATGATACCGGGTACATCGTGGCGGACATAATGTCGAACACGATACAGCCGGACGACTTCACTTACCAGTCAATCGAGATGATGTCCGAGTACGGGAACCCCGAGTGGGCGATAGAGGACAACGAGTGGGGGAAGACCGTTCTAGACGCTGCCAAGGACGCCCGCTACCCGCATCTATTCAAGCAGAAGACCCGTAGGGGCTCTGATGTGATCGGTTTCCATACAGACGCACGGAGTCGTCCCATACTCTGGAACGATCTCCGGGAGGCCATCGATAACCGGCACATAGTGATTCCCAACAAAGAGGGGCTGTCCCAGTTCTACTCGGTTATATACGACCCAAACAAAGGAGATCGTCCGCAGGCAATGGAGGGTGCCCACGACGACTATCCGATGGCCCTTGGGGTTGCATGGCAGGCACGGCGCCGGGTGCACACTCCTTCTAACGATAGGATACTAATGCCCGCTACATGGTGAACAATAAATAATGGATATCAAGCAGATGCCTGACGAGAAGCGTGTCGCAGACGCGATAGGGTACTACCAGCGGATGTGGCAGCAGGCCCACGACCAGTGGGCGGACTACGACTCTTTCTACCAGTTGGAGTTTGATGTCTGGGACGAACGGCAGTTCAAAGACCGCTCCTTCTACCGCCGGTCGAGGGCCCGGAACCTGGTGGACCATGCCGTTGACTCTCAGATGATATACCACCCAAACGTCAAGCGGGAATCGGTGGGCGAGGCAGGGGACTCCCAGGAGAGGGCCGACCGCTTGCGAGACGGACTTGCGGCAGTCATTCGGGAGTCGTCTCTGAGGGAGATGTCCCTTCCCTGGAGGATGGCGGCGAAGTATCTGACCCACTACGGGTACTTTGTGTTCGAGGCCCCGATCTTGGATGCCAGGCTGATGCAGGAAAGGATAGACGCCCGGAAGCGCATCAGGAACGAGACCGAGGAGGAGTTCAAGCAACGTCAGAACGATGTCAAGGCATCGTTCTGGAACCCCGTCAGGATAAACGTCCCGCACCCGACCAGCGTGCTGATGGACGCCTGCGAGAGGGACCCGGACGAGGCGATCAAAATAGAGGCCATGCCCGCATACCGGGTATTAGAGCTTAGTGAGTATAAGAAGAAGAGCAGGAAGAACTCAGAGGTATACCAACTCAAGAACCAGAACCCCTCTTCTCCCGTTATAGTCCAGCACTACTGGTCCCGGTACTGGCACGCGGTCAGGGCCACAAGCGGCGAGATGGGCTCCGAGCCTCAGATGCTGTACGTCGAGAAGAACGGTATGCGAATGCTGCCCTTCTTGCACACGCTGGCGGGATTCGGAATGGAGCCTGTTAACGGCACCGGCAATCCCCAACACAGCGCCGTCGGGATACTGCACGGGGTTCGGGACAGCCTTCGCGCCCAAGCTCAGGGGGACAGCGCCAAGCACAACTTACTGATGCGTAAGAGCTTTGTGGGTATGAGGACCTCCGGCAACCCAGAGGAGCTTCGGGACCAGCTTCGGGGCGGCATCGCACAGGCCGAGGAGGGCGAGATAGGAATACTGCCCACACCCGACGTTGACCGTGCTATGTTCGAGATCGGCAGGGAGCAGGCCGAGGATATCGAGGAGGGCACCTACTCCCGCAGCCTGGGCGGTGTCAGGATTCCGGGGGTGACCACAGTGGGGCAACAGGCGGCTATCCAGACGGCGGCGGGCAAGAAGTTCGTTGAGACCGTCACGCAGATAACTCACCTGGCCTCCGAGGTGGGTAGACGCATTCTAAGGCTTGTGGATACCTCCCCTACTCTATCCGACGGCATCGGCGCTTATGGTCATGTAATACGTCGTCGGGACATACAGGGTAACTACACTGTGGACGTGATGTTCGAGGACATAGACCCAGTCATAAAGCTTCAGCAGCAAGAGGTGGATATGCGCCAGGTCCAACTGAACCTAATGAGTCACGAGACCTATCTCGACAGGCACGCTCACGGGACGGTCTCCGAGGAGATGGACCGACTCTACGAGGACGAGGTAATGCAGAACCCGAACCTTCGGGCGGAGCTTGCCCGTCAGGCAGCGCGGAGGATGGGTATGGGTCAGGAGTACGAGACAGCCCTCGGCCAGCAGGCAGAGCAGCTTAATGCAGACGGTCGTAGGGCCGCGTTCACAAGGGGCCCCGAGAGGGGTAGCACGGAGAACCTGAGAGATTTGCCGCAGGGCATCACCCCAGACGTTCCGACGCCCCCTAGAGGCGGGGTGGCCTAATGGCAAGACGCAGCAATGTCGGCAATCGGGTTATCAGACGGATCATGGAGAGGCAGCGGTTAATGAGCGAACGGGCCGACCGTGAGGAAGGACGGGTCGAGACGATGAACACTCCCGGTCACTTCCGAGGCGGTCCCCGGAGCGAAACGCAGAAGGTGTTGAGTAAGTACGGCATCAGAATGAGCGATCTCAGGTTCCGGGAGTAAATCATGGGCAAACACCTAGAGGACCTCGTCGCAAGGATCAACGAGCTTAGGAAGCTGAGTAAAGAAGCGGAAGTGGCCCGTCAAGCGATAGATGATATACGCGATAGGGCTTATGGTAGAGAGGACTGGACTTCTAGAGAGAAGATAGCCCTCGGACTCGAAGTCCCAACGTCATCAGTTCTCGGTGTTCTCACCACTCATAAGGATGTTGAAGCGATCCTCAATGAGATCATCGACGAATTGCCGTTGGACTATATCCCCAGAACTGACGACGAGAAGGCTACTTACAGAGATGTCATAGCGAAGAGCCTTCTCGACCTCAATATCAAAGATGACGATCCGATGTTTTATGGCAAACCGAAACTATACGATGCCATTCGGAACCGTGGGCGCCAGATACGGCTTTTCCCTCACCAGGCCACTCGCGCTCTCCAGATGCAAGAGGCCATACTGTACATCATTGATTCAAATCGGTGGTCCGAGGCAGATTTCGACGACTGGGCCACGACGGCATACGGCGCTGGTATGGAGCGCCTAGCACGCGCAATCCCCCACATCATGACTGAGGCAGTCAGAGAGACGGACCTGGGTACGGTTACGGGCTCCCCGAATCTCTACAAGCAGTTCGCGAAGATCGAGAAATCAGATGACCTTGATGTCCAGGACATGTTCTTTGATATCGTGACTCCGCCATACCTACGGGCGGCTCGGAAACAAGAGGAAGACGCATATAGGCTTGTTCTTGACGGAAAAGGTAACTTCAAGACCCCTGAAAAGATTGTGGACGCGATACTCGATGATTTAGATATTCCAAACCGAGAAATAGAGATGGCCACAAAGGCGGATTGGCCCGCCTTCCAAGCATGGCGCAGTAACCTCATAGGTGCCATTTCTAGCCACATTGATAATCTGCCCGATATGGACCGGGATGACACAGGGCTTCAAGCCTCGATTGTTTTACAAAATGTCCAAAAGGGTATTGATCGTATACCGAGGGACATAAAGCAATTCCATCTACAGACGGCAAGGCTTGCGGAGGGGGAAGCGAGGGTGGAGGCCGCTGCTGATGTACAGGGGATAGATACTAATGATGACGCGGTTAAAGAAGTCTTAGGCCGGTTTAATATTCTCCGGGATCAGATCACAGATGAAGACTTCAGGTATTTGAAGAGTAAACTAGCTGACGATTCGAGGAAGGCGGGTTCGTCCGAGGTTGGCGCAGACCTTCTTCTGAATTATCTTGACGGATTTGGTAGGGCTAATCAACTACTTGAGAACAAAGCGGCTCAAGTAGAGGGTAAAGCAATACAGGATCGACAAGAGGAGTTAGCAAAAGAGGTTTCAACACCTACAGGTGCCGCTAAGGCTATCACGAATTTGCTTTTCCAACACCCGGAGTGGGGACTTAGGTACAAAGACCTCGCAAAAGAGAGGCAGGACTGGCTCGCACAATTCGTGAGCGAGATCGGCGTGGAAGGCCTCTCGACATATATAGACAATAATCTCGGTAGTGAGGTACAGAACTGGCTCACAGAGAAGGCGTCGCAGGACGTTGTCTCAAAAGGCAGGGCCGGATTGGAGAGCCTCCTGGCCCAGATGGGCTATGGGGGGATAGTAGACGGTATTTCTCAGACCGATGAGATACTTAATCAGTGGGATATTCCCAAAGTTCTCCAAGATATTGCCAATAGACCTGGTGAAGACCCCGCAGATATTCTTATGGAGCACTTGGGCTTGAAGGAGCCTGCGAGACACCCACAGCCGATCAGGAGAGAGCCCCCTGGCTTCCCTGTGGAGGAAGAGTTAGATCAAGGGCTGGGTGACCCCTTTAAGCCAGCCAGGGTCTTTGGCACGGAGATACCTGATGTGGCGGCACTGGCAAGGTTCCAAAAAGCACAGTTTGACCCTTCCGTTCCTCCCTTCCTACCCATTCCCCCTGAAGATCGGACTGAAGCACAAAAAGAAGCATATGCGTTGTTTCCAGATATGCCGAGTATGGGCGGCGTGGAAGCTCTCCCTGTTTCGATGTACCCCACACCTGCCGTTTCCCTCCCGAGAGGGTTCGAGGAGTCGGGGGGGTGGGGAGTAGCTGGGGATACTGTCCTTGGGCCCGAGATGGAGGCTATGATCGCCAGGAGGGCCGGTGGCGACGTGAGTCTCATACCCTATCTCCAGCAAGAGGCCATAGATTTCTTACCGGAGTTCAGGAGCGGTGTGCAGGATGCCAGGACTCAGTCGACAGCTAACCTAATGGAATCTGCCAGGAAGGCAGAGATAGATGCCTGGGAGACAAAGATGGCTGCTTGGGACCCAGAGTCGTCAATAGACAAGCCAGTGATAGGGGGATGGGATAAAGAAGAGCATGGTGGAAAAACACTAGATGAGGTTATCAAGGGTATGAGTACTACTGGCACCCCGTCTGTAGAGTTTATGCCAGCGTTCGAGGAGAGGATAGCGACCCTTCCGCGTGTTATGGAGCTTAGAAAGGCGAGAAGGCTACGTCTCAAAGGAAGGACAAGGTTCGTATAAATGCCTCATCCAACAGAGCAAGAGAGACGGGAGCGTCAGGAGCAGATTGAAAGATACCGTTCTGCGCCACCCCCTCCATTCGGAACTATCAGAAGAGGTTTATTGAGTCGTCGGGATATACAGCCTCAAGCCCAACGTGACGATCCTTTTGCTGGTTTTATTCCCACACCTTTACCCCACGCATTCCCCCCTGATCCTTATTCTCGACAATCTGGACGATTTGACCCACGGCTACATGGTGGGTTTGAGCCCACAGACTATGCCTTTCCTACAGTACCGTCGTTTGAGCCGCAAGTATATCCGCTGAGTCGTAGAACAGTGGCCGAGGGCGAGAGCTTTTGGAACCTAGAGGACTGGCGAAATCGTGTTATGAAGATTATTCCTGGGGCGATTGATCCGTTCGCGTCTCTTTTTGGTGTAGGGGGAGCAGTAAGAGGTTTGAGAGGAGATGAGGAGGGAGGAAGGCTGGAGCGGGCGGTTAGTGCAGTCGAGGAACTCCATCCAGATGCACCATTGTGGCTAAAGCCACTGGCCGCTATGGGAGGGGCGGTTGAAGAAGAATTGAGAGCAATTGAGGCAGTAGAGGAAACCACTGCACCGGTGAGGGGGTATCTGACATCACGTCCGTGGGATACGCCACTGCTCCCCTTTGGTACTTGGCCTATAGAGGACGAATTTGTTCGACAGAGGGTCCAGATAAACTTGGACCGTGGTATGGACCATGTGTCCGCATGGGCCGATGCATATAACAGGGCAGAAGCTGCGCCCGAAGAGATGAGTGGATGGAAGGAAGCTGCGATGAGGGGGGTCACTTCTCCCCTTGAGGCATTACCCGTTGTTGGTGCGTATGGTTTTCTTACTAGTCTAGCGGCAAGAGGACTGGGAAGAGGACTGGGAGCATTAGGTAGGAGGGGTGCCACAGAAGCGGTAAGAGGAGTAACCCAACCGGTAACACAGATGGCTGCCCGCACTCCTTTGACTTCTCTTACCGAACAAGCGGCCATGCGTGCAACAACAATGGAGAGAGGGAAACTTGCTCTGGTTGAGAGCCTCCGACTAAAACATGGATCGACAGTTGAGGCTGTAAATAATATGGAGGTCAAAATATCAGATGCACTAAAGCGATTAGAGATGCCTCCAACTAGAACGCCTCAAGATCAGGTTATCCGTAATGAGGTAAAGTGGTTTCTTGAGACGGCCAATGATCAACTCGCCGCCGCAAAGGCAACTGAAAGAAGCGCACTAATAGCATTACGAGGTGCTCAGGCTAAGGCACGGGGGAAGACAGCCAGGGTGGCATTAACACAGAGGGATTTGGCCATTGGAAGGCAACTCCCTACCGACCCCACACGGCCTGGTGCCGCCCCTGCCGCACGGGCTGCTGATGTTACCCCCACCGGCCCCGCCACACGGGTTGACCTTGAGGGTATGCCGCGATCCACCGGGAGGATAGAGCCCGGTGTTCGTGCCGCCCCCATAGAAGACGTTACCGGGGTTGCGCTAACCAAGGCAAAACCAGGCGTGAGGGGCGCTATCAGGCGGGCCCTAGAGCGGCTGGGTATCGGGCAGAGTCCAGTGCCGCCTAAAAGCGGTAGGGAGTTGGCTAAGATCGAGGCGATGTGGGATGAGGGTGGTAAGCCCGCGTCTCGGGACTTTCCCGACGCCTACCTGCAAATTCAGGAATACGCTAACGATACCTACTTCGGTCTGCGGCGTCTCCAGACGCAGGTGGGTAAGCGCATTCCAATAGTGGCAGGTGGTCAATACGACCTGATAACGCAGCTCACTCTCGGACCCGGTGCGGCCAACGCTGGCGCTACACGCTACGCTCTGGCAATAGAGGAGATAAAACGCATTGGCCCCATCCAGGTGAACGATGTCAACACCATCATCTTCGCCAATCACGGGGAGTCCATCTTGGCTAAGAAGGGGGCTGGACGTGTCCTTCCCGGCGGATTGAAGAGTGCTGAAGAGCTTGATGCTGGCATCGCCCAACTCAGGGCCAAGCTGAGCAAGGAGCAGTTCGCCCAGGCCGAGGAGGGGGCGCGAGTGATACAGCGCATCTACCAGGAAGAGCGCGTTCGAATGGCTCAGGCGGGCCTCATCACAAACGAGTTGGCAGTGGACCTTGCCAAGCGGTACCCGTGGTACAACCCCCTCAAGTATGTGGCGTACATAGATGCTCAGTGGAGGGTAGGGAAGTCCATCAAGCCCTTCACGGTACTCTCTTCAGGTTTTCGGAGGCTAACCGAGGAGGGTACCGAGGAGGCGATACGAGGACCGCTTGAAGTACTGGGTGAGCAGCTTATCCAGAACGAGGTACGGATTCAAAAGAACGAGACAGCAAAAGCCATAATCAAGCTGGCGCTAGAGGATCCCAGTCTTGGTGTCAAGAAGGTCTCGGCGGTGAAACCTGTGGCTCAGGTAGAAGGCAAGCCTGTATTTCGTCCTGTTGGAGGCGACCTGCCGGGTACGCTGTCGTTCTTTGAGAACGGCAAGAGGCAGATATACAAGGTGCCGGACTTCATCGACCGTGAGGCGATCATGCTGAACCAGAGCATGAGGAATCCGGCCGCAAGTTTAATCGGCTCCCTGAACGGCATCAGCCGAGCGGCCTTTACCTCGGTCAGCCCGCCGTTCGTGGTAGCCAATATGCTCAACGATATGCTGGTGGTGTTCGCGATGCGGGGTATCTTGCCGCACCAAACGGTAAAAAAGCTGACAGAGTCTCTGAGGGGCTTAACGAAAGACCCCGCCGGGCAGAAGTTTAGGTTGGCGGGTGGGTACCAGATGCGTTTCTTCGGTCGCAGTGGGGAGCAGATAGCACGCGAGGTTGGGGCCAGCGGTGGTCAGATAGTCGGTACGGGACCGTCGTTTTTGAGGCAACTGAAAAGTGCTATACCAAAGGCGGGCGAACAAGGAGAGCAAGCGACCCGTATGGCGGTATTCAACAAGGCACTTGACAAGACACTGCCCAACTGGCGCAGTATGACACCCGAGGCTGTTGCGGCCACTCCCCAGGCTCGCGTTGCTGCTGCCAGTGCCGTAGAGAGTACGATCAACTTCGCACGAGGTGGTCACCTCATCAAGAGCCTTAACCCATACATTATATTTCTTAATGCGACTATGGAGGGTACCAAGCTGCCTTTCAGGGCTCTGCGCGAAAACGCAGGCTTTCGCTGGAGGATGGCCGGTTTGGGCGTGGGACAGGCGGGACTGACCGCCTATAACATGAGCTATCCTGAGTATTTTGATGTCCCAATCAGAATCCGGCATGGTTCGGGGTTAGTTATGCTGTCGTCAAAAGAGAAGGACATCTATGGCAACCCGAAGCCGCGTTACCTGACCTTCATTCCGACGACTCGCGAGTTGGCCCTCTGGTTTGGGTCGATTGTTTTCGCGATGGAGAAGATGTTCAGTGACAACCCCACGGAATTCGGAGAGTTTGCGCGCTCGCTGGCCCCGCAAGTCAGTCCTCTGAACGAGATACCGTCGCCGATAGCATTGGCTGAGGCGTTCGAGCAGGCCTTCAACTATGACCTCTTTAGGTCTCAGAAGATCGTCCCGACCGAGATGCAGACCATGCTCCCCGAAGAGCAGGTAATGCCGTGGACATCGCGAACCATCCAAGAGGTGGCTAACACCGTCGGGATATCTCCGATACGCTTACAGCACGGGTTCAGTGGCATTCTTGGCGGTGCGGGCCGCACGTTCACGTCGGTTACTGACTACATCCTCAACTCACTCATGCCGAGAGAGGTTAGTCCAGAGACCAAGGCCTTGGTGGAGCGTTACGAGGCATTTGAGACACCAACTGAACGGCGCAGTATGGTGCAAGAACTCTCATCAGACCAGCGTAAGGCCATGTTCAACGAGCTTCGACAGCCGGACCCGTCTATTCCGGTGGTCTCGCCGATTGTTGGGCGGGTGTTGCGCGATAGAGGCGGCCAGCTTCGCCTTACTCGCGAGGAGCAGGCTGCGAAATTGACTGGGATAAGTCCTGAGCAGACCAGAGAGGCAGGCTCACTTTTACAGAAGGTGTCCGACGCACGGATCGACATGCAACGACAGATAGATAGGCAGCTTAGGGACGACACCCTACCACCTGATCAGCGTATCAACCCTAAAGAGTGGCGTCTAGAGAGACACAACTTTTCCGAGCAGTACAAGGGCGTGCTGCTGACACTGGGAGTCCAGTTCCCAGGGGCCGCCCAGATTCACAAGGACCAGTCAGTAAAAACGAAATACTACAAGGCCATTACCATCGCTGCCGATTCTATGGTGGACCCAAGAATGCGTGGACAGGCGATAGCGGCAGGCTGGTACGCCATCACGGCGAAGGGGCCAGAGGGCACCATTGGACTTGAGGATGTAGGGGCCATGTTTGATGAGCGGGACCAGTATCGAGAGGGTTTGAGTTTAGAGGATAGATCGCTTCTGGATGCTGAACTGGAATCTAGGATGACGCCCGTGGAGCGCGAATACAGTAGAGATATGGAGGTTATCAGACAATCTCGTTACTGGGACATCACTGATACCTTGATCGACTCCCAAGGAATCCGTGATCTCTGGGAACGGTATTATGAGGAACCCGTAGAAGACCGAAAGGTCTTCCTCAGAAATTTGATGGATAAGAACCCCGAACAACATGCGAAGTTCACAGCTACCCAGAGGGCAAGAGACGATGAACGACATTTTAGGCGTTCTACCGACTGTGATCTTGAACGGAATTTTTTGAAGTGGGGCTACATCTCCGTTCCGAAATGTAAAGATGTCATAAGAGAGCTACAGGCAGATCAGATTAAGAAACTGCGAGAGGGTGGATTTAATCTTGACCCTGTGGGGGTTATGAATAATGGCTCAAGTACAGGAAGTACGCTGCCCTAATTGCAGTAAGAAGCTGGCTGAGGGGCTGGAGGGTACACTGGTAGCTTTCTGCCGTGGGTGCAAGAGGATTGTTGTTGTACAGCATCATAAGTCCATTGCGGACTTGACAGGAGAACTACGTCCTGTCAATACTTAGGTGCTGTAGGCCGATAATTGGATAGGGACTGAAGTGCGCTAAGTCGCCTCGTAAGGGGCGACTTCTCTTTTACGGCGATTCCCTATGTATGGGAGATGCTGGGAGGGATAGATGGTACAGGAAGAGAAGTCAGATTCGCTTACTAATGAGGATGGCGATGTCTCCTCAGAGGAAGGCGAGATTGACTACAAGACTCAGGTAGAGACCGTTGTAGCTGAACGCGACAAGGCTCAGACGAGGATCAAACAGCTAGAGGATGCTGGTAAATCCCGTCAGAAGACTTGGATGCAGCAGCAGGACCGGGACAAGATGTTACTTGGGCTTCAAGAAGAGATGAAGTCGTCCAGAGAGGTCAATGCTGCGTTGGTAGATGCCCTGACCAAAGGCGATACCGACGAGTTGGCTGGTAAAGTACAGGAGATCGAAACCAAGTCGCAGGCGGCACGGACCGGAATTGAAAACAGAGAGGCCAGTACTGCCCTTATAAACACGATCTTCGAACAGGCTGAGGAGGCGGGTTTAGACCCTCAGACAGCACCGGAGTTTGAGGAGATACGCTCTGAATATGATGCGATAAGGGCCAGCCCCAATCCTCAGAACCTATTGTCAGAGATATACCAGTTGACCATCAAGGCCGGGCAAATCTCTACTCAGTACAAATCAGAGACGAAGTTCAACAATCGGATAAAGGACTTGGAGGATAGATTGAGCAAGTCTCAGGAAAATGCCCAAGAGGTTGCTGATAAGGCTGAAGAGGAGGGGTTCATTACTGATACCGGTAGAAGCACTCCTGTTCCAAGGCCCACGACTAAAGCACAAGCGGCCAAGCTATACAACGAGGGCAAAATCACCTCCATAGAATACGCTAAATATAGGTAGGTAAACCATGCCAGTAACAACTGCTTCTGACCTAGATAGTTTAATACAGGTAATAGTCGGAGAGATGCGTTTTACCGCACGTCACGCGGTACCGATGGCCAACCTGGTCACTCGGGTAGATATGCCGGAGAACAGAGGGTCGCCTTTCGACCTCCCTAAGCTAGACACGTTGACGGCAGTGAACCTCACTGAGGGCGTGGATGTCACCTCCTTCGAGACGGTCACGGACTCAGATGTGTCCATAGACCCGACGGAGGTCGGGGTGTTCGTTGCTCTTACGGACAGGTCTCTCAGAAGGGCACCGGCAGCTTTCGAGTCGGCGGTCGCAGGAGAAGCGGCCCGTGCTTATGCTTACAAGATGGACCTCGACCTATTGAGACAGATGGACAGCTTCAGCACCAGCCTTGTCGGTGCGGGTAGTGCGGTTGGTATAAACCACTTGTCAGCAGCCAGGTCGAGGGTCAAGGGTGGTTCAGAGCCGGGACAGGGTCCTGTTCATGTGGTCTTGCATCCTTTCGGGATAAAGGACATTGTGGACGATCTCGTTCCTGGGGCCTCTAACGCCATTCCGGCGGGTATCTCGGACGATGTCACTCGTCAGTACCTGACTGAGAACTTCGTCGGCAACACCAAGCTCTACGGCATGAGTGTCTGGGAAGACGGGAACATAGAGATAGATTCTTCGGACGATGCCAAGGGCGGGGTGTTCTGTCAGAACGCCATCTTCCTGGCCATCACGATGGAGCCCACGCAGGAGAAGCAGAGAGACGCCAGCTTGCGTGGGGATGAGATTGTGATCGTCGGAGAGTACGGGTATGCGGAATGGCTGGATGCGGCGGGAGTTGAGATTTACCACGACGCGACAGCCCCGACTGCGTAGAGGGTATAACGGGTAGTTATCAGCGGCCTGAAGAAGGGCCTGGGTCGGGAGGGGAGGCCGGTTAGGCCTTCCCTCCTCTGGCACGCCAGAAGGACAAAAAGGAGAAGTTCATGCCATCAGGGATAATTTACGGTAAGCCGGGAGAACAGTTCCAAGAGCATCAGTACAAGCGCCACAACTTCGGGACCAAGATGTACATCAACGATAGCGTCTGGGTCTATGGACAGATGGGTGGCACTGTGGGTGTTGCTGGGAGTTTGTACCAGTCAGAGGCGGTCACGGCTAACTGGAACTCGAAAACAGTGGATACGGCCAGGGCAGTTGGTGCTACTCAGATATCGGCTACTCTTGGGGCCACCGCCACGGTAAAGGATGAGTTTGACGAGGGGTATGTCGTGATCGAGGACGATGCGGGGGAAGGACTTCTGTACCACATAGCCCGCGCATGGAAGGACGAGGACTCTAACGCGGCAGCCGATGGGAGTGCCGTACAGACGGTCAACCTCATATCGGGCGAGAGCGTCCAAGTAGCTCTGACCACGGCTACGACTCTGTCGTTCTTTAAGAACAAGCTGGACGAGGTCATCGTACATCCCTCGCCGCCTACTGCGGCGGTTGTGGGACTCGCCATGAAGGCTGTCACCGCTAGCTATTACTGCTGGCTCCAGGTCAGGGGTCCGGCATCGGTGAAGGCCGATGGTACTCTGGTAGCTGGCAAGGGTGTCAGGGCCTCAGAGGACGATGATGGTGCGGTGGCGGCGCTCGACTACGATGAGAGCGGTAGAGACGAGGTCCCGTTGGGGTCGGTCATAGATATCGGCACTGATACAGAACACGCCGCTATCGACCTCAACATACCTGGGTACTAGCCAGTCGTACAGATGACATAAGGGGGCTGGGCCTTCGGGCCCGGCCTCCATCCCAGGCTGAGGAGATTCCGTCAGATACAGAAGGGGGTAGTAGATGGTACAGCAAGGTATAAGGCCTACAATTAGAACCGAGGAGATGATTACCAGCGGGGAAAAGAGACGCTATTGGGACCCGGCAGATGGTCTCTGGACGCATCAGTTAGCTGGTAACGCCTCGGCAGAGAGGTTCTATACCCGTACCAAGGGTTTCCTCCTACAACCCCCTGGGGAGCTTGCCATCTATGTCAACGATAACCTCTTAGACAGTAAGCATCCAGACGCGAGGCAGAGGGATATAGACAAACAGAAGGCCTACGCTGGCCCATACCCTATAGGTGAGAAGAAAACCATATGTAGGTGTAGCCAGTGGTTTGATAAGAACTGCGACACATGGGAAGAGCATTATGGCCGATTGGGCCTATTCGTGCATCATATGGTCAAGGACGAGGC